AAAAAGACAACTCTATACAAATTTTTGAGAAGTACAATATTGATGACTATCTACAACTACTCAAGTCATACATTGAAGAATTTGCCAGGAGTCAGCATGAATAAGAAAGAAGTCGAAAAGAAATTTATGACTTCTGCTAAGTTCTCAGAAGAGATCGAGAACATTGTCAAGAATGGCAATGGTCTTGTGAACTATATTGAGGCAATCATCTGCTTCTGTCAAGATGAGGAGATTGAAATGGAAACTGTACCCAAACTGATTTCCAAATCACTGAAACAAAAGTTGCAGTATGATGCACAAAAACTAAACTACATCAAGAAAACATCACGAGGAGTGCTGCCATTGTGAATGGGTTTGAAGTCTACCAAATGTATCTTTCATTGAAGCAGCACTTCACCAGAGAACAGTACGATTACTTCCGCTACGGTGGAAGAACTAGAGCAAAGGAAACAACCTTTCTCAAAAGAAAAGACTCTTATTTTTTCAAGAAACTAGCAACTCGTTATTCTAAGGAAGATTTGCTTTTGTATCTTGTGTCTAACTTCATTACTGATTTTGGTGGATACGTTCGGAATTTTTCCGATGATGTATATAAAAAGTGGAAGATCAAACAAGAGTCATTCACATACAAATTCAAACAGGATGTTGAATACCTACTAGATGAAGTCGAAGCACCCTATGAAGATAACTTTGACAAATTGTTTCGGACAGAACCTGGTAGACATCCTATCCTACTAAAGAGCTTCTACGCTAACGAGATCTCCCTTGAAACCATGGCAGTCTTTGAACACTGCTTAGGTTATGTAAAAAATTTTGATAGTACAATTACAGATCCAGTGTGGGTAGAAACTCGCCTGCAAATTATCAAGTACATACCATTTCTAAACATAGAGTGTTCCAAATACAGAAAGGTTATACTTGAAACTATAGAAAGAAAACTATGAGTTTTTTCAAGTCAGAAATAGTACAAGATAACTTACAAGATATCTTTGAAACCTATAAAGGTATTGCTGCCATGAGTTTGGAACTCCCACACATGGATAAGCATGGCAGAATACAGCATATCAATGACACTCTGATGCTTGTGGAAAAGCAGAAGGTGTTCTACACCAGGTTGGTCCTTGCTTCCATGTCCGATGAGGAAGCAATGGATATGAAAATCAGGATCGATGCCTTGACAACTACCTTCGGGTATGCTACACTAACGGAGTGCATGGAGAGCATGTTTGCTATCCTAAACCAAGCACTACAGCAGGAACTGGAAACCGATACATAGTATTGGTACGATCATCCAGTACCAAAAACAAAATCCATTCAATACAAAATCTTATGTCTTTCGCAAGTCTGAAAAAGTCCAGTGGCAACAACTTTGCAAAGTTGACTGCCGAGATTGAGAAGATCAATCAACCTCAAGGTGGCGGTGCAGACGACCGTCTTTGGAAACCTGAACTGGACAAGGCAGGTAACTCATACGCAGTTATCCGTTTCCTTCCTGCACCTGATGGTGAGGATATGCCTTTTGCAAAAGTGTGGTCCCACGCATTCAAAGGACCTGGTGGTTGGTACATCGAGAACAGTCTTACCACTCTCGGTAAGAAAGATCCTGTCGGTGAACTGAACCGTGAACTGTGGAACAGTGGTCAAGACTCTGATAAAGAGATTGCCCGTAAGCAGAAGCGTAAACTCTCTTACTACGCTAACATCTACGTTGTTAGTGATCCTTCTCGTCCTCAGAACGAAGGTCGTGTCTTCTTGTACAAGTTTGGTAAGAAGATCTTTGACAAGATTGTTGAAGCGATGCAACCTCAGTTTGCTGATGAGACTCCAGTCGATCCATTTGATCTTTGGAAAGGTGCTGATTTCAAACTGAAGATCCGTCAGGTTGAAGGTTACTGGAACTATGACAAGTCTGAGTTTGCTAATCTTAGCACCCTTGGTGACCTCAGTGATGATGATCTAGAGAAAGTTTGGAAGCAGGAGTTTGGATTGGCAGACTTCACTGCCCCTAGTGCATTCAAGACTTATGAAGAACTTCAACAGCGTCTTGCTAGTGTACTTTCTACATCTCCAGCACGTCCACGATTTGACGCAGAGACTGAAGAGAATGAGCAGCAATCCTTCGGTGGATCTCCTGCACAGCGATTCGGATCATCTACACCCGCTGAAACCCAAGCACCTAATTGGGCAGAAGAAGTCTCAACGTTCCGAGAGAAGGCGACAGCAGTTGCACCATCAACTACTGACACCGACGACACACTATCGTACTTCGCCCGTCTGGCAGAAGAGGACTGAATCATGAAGAAAGTATTACTTCTTATCGCTAGTGCTGCTCTATTTGCAGCAGCACCTGCTGAAGCACACAACAGACATCATCGTAATCATCATCATTATGATCATGAAGAGAGGTATTTTACCTGCCATGATCATCTAAGACGTAACGTCCGTCATTGTCACGGGCATACTAATTGGGAACATGGACGAAGAAAAATACGTCGATATTATTACTCGCCCTCGTTTATATTTGATTTCTAAACTGTTGTTCTAACATAATACGAAGTAAATTATCTTTCAACTGAGCTAGATCCATCTGCTCATAAGGATTCAATTCATTACCAGGCCACTTTTCCAAGTGGAAGCAGACGGATTTGTACATTAGTGCAAGTCCGTCTTTGTTTGTTTCTATTAGTATAGAGTCCTCGGGATTAGGATTAGTACCCTCCATATCCACCACCAGAAGAAGAACTGCTGCTACTACTGCTGCTGCTTGTAGTAGACGTGGTGGTAGTCGTAGTAGTCGTGGTTGTATAACCTGTAGACCTACCTGTAACACTACTTTGAGATGCTATACCATTAGAAGAAGCAGTAACCTCTTGAGGTTCTAGTGATGCTCTAATGGATTGTGCAGCAGCAACAAAGTTTTTATACTTACCAAAGACTGGATAGATTGCAACACCACTTTGTGATGACAGGTACTTACCTACCTCAAGGATCTCGGTAAGTGGTGCTCCATCATCCTCAAGATCTTCATTATCATCGTAGTCACATAGTGTTTCAAATTCGGAAACAAATTGACTAATGATGTTCGGATCCATGATGTAGATAAATCTTTTCTTTTCGTTTATGTCTTCTTCATACTCATAGTTTGTAATTTCATATGCTGGTGTTGTGATTGCTTCACCAGTCACGTAATTGACTGCAGTATAATTAGGCATTACTGTCAAACCACCACGTTGGATGATCTCATCTCCATCTTTTACTTCTCTGGTCTCCCAGTGATGGGTAGCAACCTCATTTCCTTCACCATATATCTCAGTGACATAATTTGTCAGTTCTACAGGTTCCTTAGGCCACATTGTATAGGCATCAAAGATATCATTGATGATTAGAAGTACCCAGTCTAGTTCTGGATCACCATACACTTCATAAGAAACCATGTCTGGTCTCATACCTGGTTGAATATAGTATGGTTTGAATAGAGTTGCATACTGCTCAAAGTCATCACGTATTCTTGCACTACGGAAGAAGTTCTTCCCTAGTACATATTCCATAGAAGATTCTTCCAAGTAGTTCTTGGATACTTCTACACCATAGTAAACGTCTGGTAGGTAGTCGAAGAAGTTTGCCATATCAGAATCCTTGAAGTGCCATTTCTTTTGTGATGTATTGAACTTCTTTGAAGCTCAAACTGATTGCGATTGCGGGTACTTGCAATTTATTTACTTCACCATCAGCATTTTTGAATGCTACATACTGACCATCAGGTGTATAACTAACTGCCAGACTTTCTAAAACGCATGGTGCAAATTTATAGTGAGGTATCTCAGATAGTTCCGAACCATTTGATAGCAATCTTCTGAATGAAAGTTCAAATTTATCAGGGACATGTAGATAACGTCCAGCGATATCAGTTTCACCGAGGAGTGCAGAACCACCACCAGATGTCTCATCTTGTGGATTGAATGATGCTAATGAACCTGCCTTTAGGTATGCAACAATCTGACCGATGACGGCAGACTCTGCTTCACTTCGTGCTACCATTTTGAATGAGAATGTATGCGATCTAAATGACATACCTTGAAATATATTCTCTTCATATGGGTTGAAGATTTTACCTTGAGAGACTGCAAGTAAGTCGTTAGCTCCGCCACTAAATGTTGATCCAACTTGATTACCAACGGCTTGGGTTGCTTTTGAGACGGTATCCAGGACAGTCTGAGGTAGTTGATCTCCTGCCAACTTCTCCAAAGATGCTGTAGCACTCTCGGTAGTCAAATTAGAACCTTCTGCTAACATTCCAGCAGCAGCCATACCTACAGTACCAAACTTGACCTCACTATATTTACTTACATAATTTGTTTTGATGTCAGGAGGACATGCTAAGAAGCAAATAGTACCATTTTGTTTCCTTCCTCCTTGATAACCACCTGTCCTGTTATAAAAGAAACCTTTGTTCTTAGCATTGGTTGCTTTCTTATCACGAAATCTACGAATCCTCAAGTAATCGACTGCGCCAGTAGGCGAGTCCTCATTATAATCATCAAAGTCACCAGGCACAGGCACGCCAACAGGATATATTAGATTAGCCATGTGAGAACCTAAATACTTTCAGTCTATGTACTATTTAGTGATGAGATACCAGGGAAAGTACCGCCCGTCTTTTCCGATGAAGTATAAAGGTGATACAACAAACATTGTCTATAGATCATCTTGGGAATATAAGTTTATGAAATGGTGTGATATTACACCATCAGTCCTAGAATGGGGCAGTGAAGAGTTTTTTATTCCATACACATCACCTGCTGATGGAAGGAAGCACAGATATTTTCCAGATTTTTATGTGAAAATAAAAGGACGTGGTAAGTATGTGGTTGAGGTAAAACCGTTTTATCAAACGCAAGAACCTAAGACACAAAAAAGACATACCAAAAGATATATCAATGAAGTTGTAACTTACGCTGTCAATCAAGCAAAGTGGAAAGCAGCACGAGAATTTTGTAATGATAATTCCATGGAGTTTATGTTGATAACTGAGAAGGAGCTCAAAGTCTAATGCCAATCATAAATCGATTTAGAGAATCAGCTAACGCAGCAGAGTCTACACTTGGTGGATCTCTACAGAACTTTATGTCCCATGTTATGGGACCTGAGAAGTATGGAGTATCTACTTCACAACTCTGGCATTTTCAAATGACCTATCCTAGAGCACTATCAGGTGGTCTTGGTCAAGGTGGATTGCATGGGGGTTTGTTCAAGGATAAGTATATTGATCACATGAGAATCTTTTCTCTGTATGCAAATGAGGTCAACACACCGACAAAACAAATTACGACTGGTTCATACCGAGCAATCGGATCTGAGATTAGTTATGCAACTGGTAGTACATTCTCTGAGATCAGTGTACAGTTTTTGATTCCTAGATCATACGTCAATCTATTGGTGTTTGAAAGATGGATGTCCATCATGGCAAACGATGCCAACCAGTATGTTGATTACTATAATGAGTATGTTGCTCCATTATTCTTTATCTATAAGTTTGAACGTGGAAGTAATAGAGATATAATTCCTTTAGACAGGAAAGTATATGAGCGTGCAGGTGGTAATCAAAGGTCATGGCCTAAGTACAACAAAGTTGTAGGTATGTGGCACATGTATAATGTGTTCCCTAAATCTGTTGGCACCTTACAGTTCACTAATAACCCTGGTGAACTAGTAACATTGGATGTTACCTTTGCATATGAACGCTATAGATTCTATGCTGATCCTAAATTTGGTGGGAAGACCAAAAAGAATAAGAAAGGAAAGGACCGAACACGTAGTCAGCGTAAGTCAAACAATAAAAACCAAGGACCTAGATCTAATAGATCTAAAAGGAATAGAAGGAACAAAAGGAATCGAAACCGAGATTGAAATTGACTTTTTTATTCCAAAAAAGGGCGGAAAAAAACTCTGCCAAAATTTTGACCCCTATAGATTTTTACTAAATACAATTACTGAATTGATTACACTATGGCATTACCAAAGATTGCTACTCCACAGTATACTTTGAAACTTCCTTCGACTGGTAAAAACATAAAGTTTAGACCATTTCTTGTGAAAGAAGAGAAACTCTTACTGATGGCGATGGAAACATCGGATGAAAATAGTACGATTGAAACTATCAAACAGATCATCAAAGACTGTACTAATATTACAGTTCCTATTGATTCTTTACCAACGTTTGACATTGAATACCTCTTCTTGAAGATTCGTTCTAAGTCTGTTGGTGAATCGTCTAAAGTTATTCTAACTGCACCTGACGATGGCGAAACTGAAGTAACAGTTGAAATCAATCTTGCTGCAATTGAAATCTCAGAAGATGATGAGCACGATAAGACTATCAAACTATCTGATACTATGGGTATGGTGATGAGGTATCCTTCCTTGGACACCTTTGTCAAGATGAATATTACTGGTGATGAGGAGCGAGACGAGATCACTCAAGTATTTGACCTTGCATCTGATTGCATTGATAACATTTATGATGAGAATCAAGTCTATCCTGGTTCTGATTCTACCAAGCAAGAAAAGATTGAGTTTCTTGAGCAACTGACTTCTGAACAGTTTCAGCAGGTACAAAAGTTCTTTGAAACCATGCCTAAACTGATGCATGACGTTGAAGTTGTCAACCCCAATACTAATGTGACTTCTACGGTGACCCTGGAGGGACTAGCGTCTTTTTTCGGGTAGCGATGTTACATAATAGTCTAAAAAACTATTATGAAACTAACTTCGCGCTAGTACAATATCATAAATGGTCTCTTGACTGTATAGAAAATATGATTCCTTGGGAACGTGATATTTATATCCAGATGCTCATGGAATATTTGAAGGAGGAAGAACGTCGTTATAAGGAACAATCACGCGGACGATAATGGCAAAGCTAGGTTACAAATTTGTAAACCCAAGTCTTACTTCCAAGGATAAGGAGACCTTGAAGTCTAGTGGCGTGAAAACGCCGAACGCCAAAAAACTGCCTAGCGGTAAGATTGTTCTTGGCATCAATAGACTTGGTGCAGCAACGGATAGTATTTACAATTCAATCCGAGGACTGACATCTATTGAGGAAGTTCGTGCAATATCTCTAAGAAGTAAAGAGGTTGAAGAACGTAGAGCAGATAGAGACAGACAACTTGACCAAAAAGAAGCAAGTCAAGAGCGTGGTGCTGCAGTCAAACCTATAGATGAAAAGAAAGTTGGTAAGGAAGTAGGGAAGAAGGATAAGAAACTAAAGAAGAAAGGTAGTTTTTTGCAGCAATTGCTGACACCTATCTGGAATCTGATATCACCATTCATCAAGTTTGCTGCCATTATTGGCATCATGAAATGGTTTTCAGATGAAAAAAATCAAGAAAAAGTAAAGAAACTTGTAGAGTTTACCAAAGTAATCTTTGATTTCCTATGGAAATGGGGTACATTTGGTGTAACTAATCTTATGGACGGTCTAGCAGGACTGTTCGGTGGTATTAGTAAGATCATGAAGGGGGACCTGGGAGGGGTCTGGGAATCCATAATGGGATTCGGTCAACTTCTGGTAG